GGGGTTAGCTGGTGAGCTGGATAAATACATCTACCTTGAAGGCCAGCGTAACTGGCTGAACGTCGTTACAGGCGCGATTCACACAGCCGATAGTATGCAAGTGATGCTAGGGCCAATACTGCCCGTTAATCCTAAGACTAAGAAAATGGCTAGGGCGGCAGACCTGTGGATGCAGCGCGTTGGGGCAATTATCGTGACCGACTGCATCTGGTCGCCAGTGCTAGGGCCGGGTGTGTGTGACTACTTAGGCCGTAAATACTGGAATACTTATGAGCCTAGAACGCTACAGCCTGTGTTCGACAATAAATGCGCTATGGCCTTCACAGATCATATTCTGGACACGTTCGGTCAAAGCGCGGGAAAGATTCTGCTCAACTGGATGGGATGGGTAGCGCAACACCCTGAACAGCGTGTCAAGTGGGGTGTTGTGCTGTTCGGTATTCAAGGTGACGGTAAATCTATACTTGGTCAAGCTCTTGCTACTGCTGTTGAGCCGGGGCATTGGTCTGTGGTGAGTACGCAATCTATTAACAGTGAGCGTAACAGCTATATGGACGGTATGCGTCTGCTGTTAGCTGAGGAAATTCGCGTTAGCGGGGCCAATCGTCACGCAACAATGGATAAGCTCAAAGACAGTATCACTAATGACGCGATAGAAATCCGTGAGGTATATAAGAAGCCTAAGCTGGCTCCCAATTACGCAAATGTTATGGCAATGACTAATCACGCTGATGCGTTGCCGTTATCAGACGACGATAGACGTTGGGGCGTGTTTGCTTCTCGTTTTACCTGCAAAGAAGAGCTACATGAGGATAGAAGCGTTGAGAGTGGTTATTTCTCTAACCTGTGGGATTACATCCATAACGAGCCTGAGAAAGTGCTTGGCTGGCTTCTGAGTATAGATGTTGAAGATTTTGATCCGTGTAGCCATGCGCCAATGACTGAAGCTAAAGAGAACATGCGTTACGCAGCAAGAGGCGAAAAAGCGTGTGACGCTATAGATGTAATCGAAGAGTCTAATCGCATGTTCATTAACCGTGATGTGGTAGCTACCAAACACTTAAAAGCTGCGCTTGATGCTGAGTCGTTAGGTGCGGTGGGTGTGACTACCGCGTTACGCGAAGGCGGGTGGATTAGCTATAAAAACCCGATCTATATTGACGTACTACAAGTTAGGGTTTGGTATAGAGCGTCAGCTTTTAGAAATCTGGGTGGGGAGGAGCTTAAAGCTGCCCTCAAAACTCGACTTACTGAGCATAATTTAACCGTATGCACAATGC